TGCTGTTAAGTAAATTGTGCCAGTTGAAATGCCGCCTGCGCCGCCGCCGCCGCCAAGAGTATCAACATTTGTTCTTTGACCGCCACCGCCACCGCCGCCGACCATGTAGTAATCAAACAAACCCGATTTAGTAACAGTCAAAGTGCCGTCGCTAGTAAATTGTAAAACTCTATAAACTTGACCGCCAATAGTTGGGTCAGGTGAAATTGCTGTACCGCCTGTGGCTACGCCGTAATTAGCGCCGCCCCCTAAGTTAAAAAAAGTGAAAGTTGACGCCGACAATGCAAGTAAATAGCCGCCCCCATATTGCGCCAAAGCAAGACTGCCTGATGTGTTAATTGTTACGCCCGCACCCGCAGTAATTGTGCAAGTGCCTGCACCTTTGTTAGCAACCTGAATAACATCGCCAACCGTGTAGATCGAGTTGTTTACCGTGATTGTTGTAGCACTTGCGCTATTCATAATTGTGCGCTTTGTTTCGTCGCCTGCAACTAAAACATAACTAGCAGTTTTATCTGATATCGGTAAATTTTGTATGTCGTTGAGCTGCTGCGCGGTTAAAACCTGTGATGCAACAAATGGAAATGGCGTAGTCATATTGTCCTTTAGATTATCCTAAAACATTATCTGACGGTGCGATGATGCCAAAAACAGGGTCGTTTAATACAAGCTGATACACGATCACGGTTGGGCTGGTAAATAGCGCAATGCTGTGACCGTCAGAAAGGCTGATCGTATGTTCAATTCCTTCGATTGCTAGTTCTTGAGCTAATTCGGTTGTAGATGCACCAGTCGTAGTAAAAGTGTGCTCAATTGTTATTGTGTCGCCAATATCAATGACGGCAACCTGATCGCGTTGAGCGTTAGTCAATGACGCAAACGCTGTTTGAACTGACGTATATCTAGCGGCTGGTTCAGGCTCAAGTAGATAATTGGCGAGAGTTAACGCGGCGGCGTTATTGTGCAAAAGGCTATTTGTAATTGATTGCGTTTGAATGAAATATAAAGCCTGGCTACCTGCGTCGTCGGCAACTTGTGGGTTATTACTGCCCGCAATAGTGACGCTTGCTCGATTGCATACCGCGTCAGCCTGAAACGATATTCCGACTCCGCTGTAGGGAATGTTTGTTCCGTCATCGTGAAAGTCTGCAACCGAACCCGAAAGCGTGTTGCCTAAACGTGGCTGAAATGTTAGATCGCCGTCACGAGACATAAACAATCTGCCTTGTTCGGCTTGATTGATTGCCGCTAAATATGCTTGCACCGATGTTCCGTTTTCAACTGTAAACGCAGCTGATCCGCCTAGCGTTTGTGTGCCTGTGCTGATGTTGCGTTGGGCAATAGGGAACGCGACTTCTGGTAGATCAAGAACTGCTGTGACTCGAGCGCTGCTCAATTGCTCGCTGACGTTAAATTCTGCCATATATGTTTGCGACAACAAATAGAAATCATCTGCACAATAAACGGTCACGGTGTCTAAACCGCCAAGCGCAAAGTTGTAATCAAAATTGACGATAAAACCTTTATACAAATATTCTTTGACATTGTTTGTGTCGTATCGCGCAAACCTCACTTGTCTCATTGGTGCTAAACCTGGCTGTTGAGTTGTGTTGTCCCAATATGGACTTTCCTCATTAAACGGATTGAACACGCCTGTTGTGTCCAGCATTGTAAATGACATTGTGCCAGCGCTGAACTGATCGCCAATATCTTGGCGTCCACGTTTAATAACGACGTTATTGCAGCCGTCCATTACGCTCGCAAAGTTGGTAGTGCCGTCAAGCACAAACTGGGTGTTGTTTAGAACGCCCATTGTCGCTGAATCAAGTGTGAACGCATCCTGTAAAAACCCTGTATCAATTTCTAGTTCGTAGTTACCAGATTGAACTACTGATGACCCAGCCATTATGCAACCTGAATCTGTGCTGGCCCTGCTGATCGGTTATAGGCTCGAATGGCGTTGACAACTGCTTGACCGATTTCGGCGCTAGTAGCCAATCCGCCAGTCACGTTTACTGTGATGCCGCCGCCCATGTTGCCCATTTGATTTAATGGGACGACCGCTTCGGGGCCGCGTTCGCCAATCATTGCCAATGTCGGTGATTTGACGATTCCGCCTTCGGCAAGCATTGGAATGTTTGGGACGTCAAAACCTTTGCCGCCAAAAACTGGGACCCATGACGGGAAACTGAACGACAGTTTGCCTATTGAGTTGTTCCATAATTTGGCTATGGCGTTGAATATGCCTTTGTAAATGTTTAGTACGCCTGTGAAGTAGCTGGTCAAAAAATCAAGGCTGGTTGTGACACCTGTTTTAATTGCGCTAAATACTGTGTCGACTACGTTTCTTACAACCTCAAATTTGTTGTATAGCAATACCAGCGCGGCAACAAACGCCACAATTCCTAAGATGACTAACGCTATTGGGTTTGCGTTCATAACGAAATTAAACAATGCTTGCGCTGCTGTAGCCACTTGAGTTGCAATAGTCCAGGCTTTGATTGCGACGTTGGCGACGACGATTGCGGCGGCGAATGCGCCAATTACGCCAACAATAATTAAAAACAATGTTGTGTTTTCTTGCGCCCAAATAGATATCGGTTTGAGTATGTCCAAAAACTTTTTCAAAACGGGTAGCAATGCCGCACCAATTGATTCTTTGGTTTCATCCATTGCGATCGATAGGCCTTTCATTTGGCCTTCAAATGATTCTGCTGCGACGGTTGCAGCGCCGCCAAACGATGTAGCTAGCGCGTCGGTGATTTCTTGCATACTTGATTCGGATGTGATAACACCTTTGAGGGACGGGTCAAGTTTTGTTAATGCGGCAGTTGAGCCGTTGAAGGCTTTGCCCAAAGCCATTGTTACGGTCTCAAGGTCTTTTCCTGTAGCGGCGCTCACGTTTAAGGCAGTCGCCATTAAGTCTTGTGCGGCTTCAACCGATCCAGTTGACCTGACTAGATTCGACATTGCTGGACGCAAATCGTCGTCCGCTACCGCATATGCCCGAGACAAACCAGAAATAAATTGCTCATTGCTGGCTATCGCTTGATCGGTTGCGCCCGCGCTTGTGCGTAACTGTTGAGCTAATAGCTCTTGGGCTTTTTGATCCTCAACGGCTGCTTTGGTTGCCATACCTAAACCAGCTGTGATTCCGCCAAGTACCGCGACCGCTGGCAAAAACGCTTTCTTTAAGGCGAAGCCAGCTTTAGCGCCAGCGCCCTCGAGTGACTGAAATTCTTTCGTGGCTTTGGAAAGTCCAGTTCCGTCAAATTCGCTTATTATCGGGATTCGAATTGCCATAGTTAAACCAGTTTCCGTCCGACGGCAGTCATTACCGTTTCCACTAATTCAACCATATTTTTCTGTACGGCATCAGCATTCGAATTGTATGCAGGCCACATAACGCGCGAAGGCATCCCGAACATCATTGTTAATGCCGAAATGAAACGATCCGATTGCGCGGACGTTCCGCCTTTTTTGCCAGCCATGTCAATAATTGCTGCCGCTGGATCTTTTTGAATTATGACAATTGTGCCGACATTTCTTTTGCCTGTATCTACTTTGACGCTTACGCCTTTACGCGCTCGAGCCTGATCGTAGGGAAATTTTTGTTTGCCTTTTTGAACCCAGTTGTATTTCATGCCAGAAAGTATTGTGACGGGATACTTTGATTGAGCGTCAGAGACAACAGGCTTTGCAACTTCTTTTGCGTCTTTGGTGATTTGTTTGCGTAAAGTTGGATCGAGTTTGTTTAACTCTTTTAACGCATCTTTAAGACCGTAAACCTCGATTTTGGCGCTGACTGGCATTATCGTTTTTTGTTCTGTTTTTTCATCACGGTTATAACAGTAACCAGATCACGATATCCAAACTCGATCTGCGGTGGCCACCACCCTACTGACACCAGCAATTCTGCTAGTTGCCTTCGGTAAGTTCCCCGCCCGTAGGGTTTGGGTTTGTGTTGTCCATGACCGGCGTTACGTCTAGCCCAGGGTTTTCTTTAAGCCAGTCTTTGTAATCGTCTGGCATTTTTTCGCCGCGCAATTTTAAGATTGTGTAAGCCCAGAATGCCCAGTCAGCTGCACCTAGCGGACGTCCGTCTGTAAGTTTGCGATTAAACTTTTCTTCCCATTCGCAAATTGCAAACAAGGTTGTGTAAACCTCGAATGGCGGTGTGCCATTATCCAAATCAATTTCTAGTTTAACTTTTGCCATTGTGTGTCCTTCTCGGTAAAGACCGTTTGTTGGTTAATCTAAGGCTGAGTAAACTCCGCCCACGAACTCTAGGTCAATTGACTGAAGCTCTCCAAGGCTCATTGAAAGGACAGGTAGCTCGCCCAGATAAGTATCTACAAGCTGGAATCCTGGGTTTGTGGCTGTCTGTGCGCCTGCAGCTGGCTGATAAACAATCGTGACCGCTGTGCCGACAAGATCTTTCAAAGTTGCATAGGTAGCGGCTGCCGAATAATCCATAAACAATGTGATCGTTGCGGTGTGATTGCCTAAACCTGATGTCATCAATCGACTGGTGTTGTCGTAGGTTGTTTTATCAAGAGTTTCGTAAACCACGTTTACGCTGCCAGCTGTAGTCCATGCGCTTAGATCGACTGAATCAATTGTGAACGTCGGGTTGTTTTGGTAGGTGATCGTCATGTTGAAGTCCTTTTGTCTTTTATAGTTTTAGCATATTTCGTTGGTTGGTTTGTGGATATGATTTTACGGGTTGGTTTTGGTTGTGATTTTGACGGTCAATTCGTATGCGGGGTAGATGCCGTTGCCGTACTCGATAGCTGTTGGGCGTCCAGATGTGACCGCCACGCCTTTGCCTAACACTTTGCTAGCTAAATTAAGCAAAGATCGTTGTGCGTCTAGGTTTGCTGGGCCGAGCGTGATGATTTGTACGGGGAATGTTAGGTCGGCAACTTTGTCATTAAACGCTTCAAAACTGCATGGGGAAATTACTGCACACGGCGGAGCGATATTTCGAGGATCCGTGACAACTACCAAATCCAAAACTTCGGCAAGAAAGTCTGCCAGATCGTCTAGCGCGGTGTTAAAAAGGTCGGTGTATGCGGCGGGCATTATGCAACCACAGCGCGATTGATTCCCAATAACTGTTTGACCATTGC